TATCTCTATTTTCTAATCTTTCGAAATAATAATGTCTTAATGTATCCAATTCTTTGTAAGTTGTTCTATATTCATCCGATGGGTTTCCTATATAGTTATCTATATTAAAATCACCAAATGCTTTTAAGATATCCATATTCAACTCCTTAATTGGAGAGAAGAATAATCCTAAACGATTCGTATCTATTGGTGCCTGGTCAAATGCTTTTTTAGTTGCTCTTGTTTTATAAGATAAATCGGTAACCAATGATGCGGATTCAAATCTTACTTTATTAGAATAATTAAATCCTAAAGATGGAACATTAGCCGTTACAGTTCTATCATATGGAATATATTGATATGGATATGTTGCCGCGGAATACATATTACTTGCAGTTGCAGAGCCTTCTCCATATATTTCACTAATTGAAACGTTTTTAATATACGGGTCTAAAATTCTATCTTTTGGTTTTTCAAAATCTAATCTGAATACTAAATCCGCTGTTGATGCTGTATATGAGTTTCCATTAATTGCGTCTGGAAATAATGTATGATTTTCAAACTTACTTCTTTGTAAAGGAACTTTCCATAATCTCACTTCATCCAAATTTCCTTGAAACCCATTACCACCAATTTGTAAATAAGAACCGGTTTCCCATTGTGTATCATCCGTTTGTATGGACATACTAACTGATGTTATAATTCTCTGCCCATCACTCGTTCCCCACCATACCTCAAACCAAGAAGAAGAATCAGGACTATTATGTCTATTAATTACAACTTGTGAATAGTGTTCTGTTGAAATTGGAAAATCTAAACTTCCAGTTTTCAAATCAGGACCAAATGCGTAAACACCACTCGATTCAGGTGTTATATAAACTGTTGTTACCACTGGAGAACCACTTGCAAAAGGTTCTGCAAAGTATGTACTATTTGAAATATCTCCACCAAAGTTTAATTCTAATTTACCAAAAGAACCAGTAGTTTGTACTAAATCTAAAGTCCACTCACTACCACTTATTAAAGTATAAATTGGTGATGGTAATTCATTTGGCAATATTCTAAATTCAATACAATTAGGATAATCAACATTATTTATTTCATGCCACGGAACTTTAATATTCGAACTACCACTTCCATTTAAATCTCCTTTTAAATAAAATGCCGCGGTTCTATCATCAAAAGTAAATTTACTAGTACCACCTTGTGTTGGGTCTTGCGGTCCTCCAAATTCCATTATTGTTAACATAGACTGTGGAACACCATAACACGCCATAATAGCTTTCATAGCTCTCGCAGTACCTTTGTGTTTTAACAAATAAGGTAAGTTGTTTAATATCCTTCTCCAAACTTCATCATTAGCTTCAGATAATGGCATTCCATATTTTTGGAATCCATCTTTTGTTTTACCAAATGCGTATTCCCATAAGAACGGTGAATTAAAAGCGTTTTTAGGATTCCAACCAAATGATTGAAGCATTTGAGAAACCAATGTATTTGATAAACCACTAATTTGTTTATGTTCTAATACTTTATTATTATCTAACGCTTTAACATATGCCCATACAATATCAAAGTGTTGACCAATCATATCTAAGAAAACTATAAAATCATTATTATTATAATCTTCTCTAATAAATTCAGGTATATTATTTACTAAATAATTGGGATTGTATTTATCATAATTTGCCCCTTCATCAATTAATGCGTTATACCATGCGGTAACACTTGCGTGCGTTGTATCTCTTAAAATAAGTGTTCCTAATCCTGTAATTGGATGTACATATAATACTTTTGGATATGCTAAATTGTTATTTGATTTATATAAAAAGTTTTCAAATCCATCAAAATTTCTTAAAATACCATTTATTGTATTTAATACTTTTTTAGCTTCGCCGGCTTGGTTTACACCACTTGATTGTGCAATTTCCCATTGAACATCAAATAGACCATCTTCAGTTATTACTTGAAATCCGTTTTCTGTTAAAATACCACCATTGTAACCATCATACGGTGGGATAAACGTTGTTGCTATTAATGCCTCATACTTTGCTTTGTAAGTTTCTAATAATTTTACTTTGTAAAAGAAATTAGCCGCTCTTTCTTCTGCAGAACCAAAGTGTGAAAAGGATTTAAAGGTATAATCTGACCCGCTTACATATTGTAAATTTAATTTAGTAGTATTAACATTTGTTCCTTCTAAATAATTGTTAACTATATCATTTGAAGTTATTGAACCACTTGCAATTAAATCATCTAATATTTGGTAAGCAACTCCATTATTTTCTTCTAATGAAAAATTAGGACCTTTTAATGGAGGACAAAAACTTGCATTTTCACCAGATATATTTATTGTTTCTATAATTGGGTCTGACTGTAATTTAGAAATCCATACCTGTTGGTTTGGTTGTATTGCAGTTGATAATGGTTCATATAATTTTAAAATCAAAGAACCCTCACTACCCACCCAAGTTGTAATTAATTTATTATCGTTTGGTAAATGTAATAAGTGATTTAAATATTTTGATGATTCATCTACTAAAGATGCAGTATTTAATTGTGATATAAATCCATCAACTAATCTATTAATAACTACATTTCTTGGTATTGTTAATTCGCTTTTATCAAATTTTATTGTAATAAATTCTTCTTTACCAACAACAACTTCGTTTCCTTGCTCGTTATATGGAATTAATTTTAATATTAATGATATTAACCCATCACTTTCAGTATATTGTGCACCAGGTGAATTAAGTAATTGTTGATAATTTAATGTTACAATTCCTGCAGCTGTAGCTTGTGTATATTGAGAACTTCCTAATACAGATATTTTTACATAATCAGTACTTACCGATTCATAACTAATTTTAAAATTTACATTTGTACCTACATAATCTGGACCCTTTATTAATGTTGGGTAATTTATATTTCTAATATCCGGTACACCAACATAAGTTTCAGATACTACATTTAATATTAATTCAATTGGTTGCCCATTATTACCATCACTAGTAAATGGTATTATAATTATTCTATACTTGCCTACTATTGCTAATTTGCTTCGTGGTATAGCAATTAATGCAGATTCACCCTTCTCTAATTGTGAATATGTAATTTCTTCGTTTCCAAATTTAACCCTTACTCCACTTGTAAACTCATTTTTAAAAATTCCAATTAATGTATCAATTTCAGAATTTATATTGTGTTTTCTATTTAAATCAGGATTTACAAAACTTATAGAGGCTAAATTCGATGATATTACTGGTATAGTTTCTGTTTGAATACTAACTACATATGCTTTATCTATTGTTATCTGAGTACTAACTGATTCCGTATCGGTTACTGCTAATAATTTTTCACTTGTATAACCATCAGTTGATACTGCTATTTCTGTTATTCTTGATATAGTATTTCCTACTGAGTTACTTTTTATTGTAACAATTTTACCTAGTAATGTTGTTATCTCATTCGCGCCAGATTTAAGTGTAACTATTTCTCCAGGTCCATCTATATTATCAATAAGTAATTGAGCACTACCATCTGCACCAGTTAGTGCAACAGTCAATGTTTGTATATTACCTAAATTATCATCACCACCATCATCCGAAGTGTCACTTTTTTGTAAAATAAACGTAATATCTTTATCAATTTCTGCAATCGTTCCCGGTTGCTCAATATCATTTATATAGTGTATTACTTTAAACTGATAAAAATTGGTTTGTCCATAATCTGGATTTTGTTCATCTATTGATGGCAAAGATTCAAATGTAGATAATCCTCTAATTTTTAAATTATTTCTTGTTATTGGGTTTGTATATGGGATTGCCTTATAAACGGAGTTGTCATTATAAGCTGGGTTTGGTACTAATGTTACAACATATTTTTCAATACTTGTTTGATATCCATTTTCAACTACTGTAATTTCATAATCTCCATTATTAAAAATATCTCTATAATTTAATGTAATTTTATTTGGGGTTATAATACTACTAGGCTGCGCATTTATATAAACGGATGCCTTTACAATTGTTCCAGTATTACTTTTACATTTTATTTGTAAATTTCCATATAGGTTTGTTAAAGGTGTGTTTGGTATATCAGTAATAAAGACCGTAGGAGTAGGTGTTCCACCGCCGCCGCCAGTTCCACCACCGCCGCCAGTTCCACCGCCGCCGCCAGTTCCACCGCCGCCTAAACCATCATCAATCATTATATCTTCTACTGCTTTCATCTATTATACAATTGTTTTATTGAATATTTAAATCGCGTCCGTCTCCTTCTACACCCGAATTTCCACCACCTCGTCCGCCTCCGCCGTTTCCACCTCCACCTCCGCCGTTTCCACCACCGTTACCATCACTACCACTTTGACCATCACCTGCATTATATCCACATTGTGTTGAATTGGCTATGATTAAGGCCGTATATTCCCCACCATTACCATCTGCATATTTACCAAATAAATCAAACCCTTCACAAAATTCTGAAAGAAGTGTTCCTTTTGTTGGAAACGGTTTTTCTTTTGCTATTATCTTTTTTAATTCTAATTCTTTATTACTTTCTACAAATGTTTTTGTTTTCTTTCTGTTTATAACGGGATTTGAAGTATCTACTAATAAATCACTTTCTCTAGTTTGTAGTATTTGTCCAACTTCATCAAAACTTTCATCTATTCCCTCATCAAATTCTGCAGTGGATATTAAATCTTGTTTTGGTAAATAAAAATTAATTACATTTGTAATTAATCTCTGACAAATATCAACAATAGTATTAGATGATAAAGTTAATGGAGTTTTTGTTTGTTTACGTTTACCGTAATTTATATCATTAATATCAGATATTCTATTAGTAAGTTCATACGATGCCGCTTCTCTAAATTTTGTATTAATTCTATTTGTAAATTCATCAAAGTTTTTTATTTTAAATTCACCGCTCATTTTACTAATCCAATTTTCACCATATTTTGTTTTTAAATATGTACCGATTATATTAGAATCTATTTGTTCAATTACTTTGAAAGCTTCAATTATTGTATCATCCCTAAAGTCTTTATTAGATACAAATAACGCGAATCTTTCTTCTAATTCTGGATATTTTACTTTTGCATTTTTAATAGGAAATAATCTTACTTCCGTTCTAGATGGTGATATTTCAGAAATCCATAATTTATCTTCTTCCGAATCAGAACCAACTCTTTTATTAATTAGTGTAACTTGTGTTTTAAAAATACCATTATCATAACCCGCTTCCCTTAGTAATCTTTCCGCATCTATAAAATATTCATTTGGAAATTGAAATTTTTGAAGAACCGTACCTTCTGCTATTAAAATATAATCACTTATATTACTGCTTGTCAATGGTACATATCTAACCGTTTTACCATTTACAGCTTTTTGTGGCAACTGATTATCGTTTGAGTCATAGACAATAAATTCAATTGCATCAGAATCACCCAGTCCAAAAAATGATTGCAGATTTCCTTCTTCAAATATTTTTCTATCATCTGAACTAACTCTGTACCCTTTATTGTTTATAATATCTTTAAACGTTTTTATCGCCATTTTTATATATTTTTATCTCACCTATTATGGAGTAAAATTAGTACCTCTCATTTTTTGGATAGAAGTTGTAAATGTTATACTTCCTTTTGGCGATTTAATTATTAAATTACCAGTATGCTCCCTATCCTTAGAAGTTCCGAATCCAGATGAAGGTTTCAAGTCATCAACTCCTCCTTTGTTTGTTATTACTTTAATTACCTTTTCCTCACCTTCATTTAATGTAACATCTGAAAGTTTGCCGAATGCATTTGCATTACTTCCATCAAATTTAAAACTAACGGTAACCTTATCTTTAGTAAAGTTTTTAAGTTGTATATCTGGTCCGTTTATAAATGTACCATTACCATCATCTTTTGCTCTACCTCTGAATACAATATCTTGATATTTCTCATCACTTTTATTTAATATTTTAGCAGCTATATCATCGGTAACTTTCGAACCTTCTGCTTGTTTAGCTTGTTTACCAAAAAGCGTATCTCTTAATATAGTTAATTCTTGTTCTAATGCTTGATTTCTTGCAAATAAAGAAACTCTTTGAATTGATTCTGCTACTCCCTTTTGTATAGAGTTTTGTAATTCGGTTATTGTGCTTGTAATTTTTGTTGTTACCTGTTGAGTCTGATTTTGTGATGCTGCTACATTTAAATTTTGTAAATCTACATCAACTCTTAAACTCTCAGATACTATTTCTACATCTTGCACTTTAGCTCTTAATTGAAAAACCAAAGTAGTAAGGTCTATCACCTGTTCTGTCAAATCAATTACAGATTGAGTTACTTCATTATATATTGGTCTTGGAATTCTATCATCAAATGGAGGAGCTTCTCCTGGAAGTAATTCAAATATTACAGTATCAACGGATTTTACTAACTCAGTTTCATTATACTTTGGTCTTGTTAATTGTCCAGATATAACACCATCAGTCCTATTCTCTTGGACAAATGAGTACACACCAAATTCATTTCTAGAAATGATAGGTGAACTAGAACCACTTATTAAAAGTTCGCTTATTAATGCTTCATTTTGTAATCCTGTTTTTGCCATTTTAATTTTTTACAATTCTAAATGTTATATCATTATCAAAATATTGAGTATTACCATCAATAGTTACTTTAAATTCTATTTTATATGTTCTATCCGCTTCCCAATTTGAAAGATTTAAATTTATATAATTTCCGTTTGAATCACAACTAATTTTAGAAAAATTAGAAAAAGGAATTATAATATCATTTGATTGAGCATCTTTTATTTGATAATACGAAGTTGTTGGAAGATATTTAGAAGTATTATATGCGAATGAATTGACAAATGTTTTTACAGGATATAATTCTCTACCAAATATTCTAATTTTAGGAGTAGTTCCTACTTTTATTTCTGTTTTTAAATTAGTAACTCCAACTTTAATATCTTCCGCTACTAATGGAATTAATGAACCAGTTATAAATGATTGGTCATCCCAACCTATTCTAATTTTTGGTTGATATATAGTATTTGTTTCTTTACTAAATAATTTTATTGCACCATAATCTTGCGTATCAACTTCTTTATTAAATGCGTGTCTTAATATAATACCATCGTTGGGTATAGAACCACTCATCCAACTTTTTAATAAAGATTTTACATTCATATCAATATCGGCAGTTTGATAGCTAAATGATTGTGATGCTTCGTATTGGGTCCACCAAGTACCGCCTCCACCATTATTTTGGCTTGCTGATGTGAATGAATTAAAATTATTTTCTAACCAATCTAACTTAGAATCCCCTTCTCTATAATTCCAAGTTACACCCTGTGTTGATATATTATCAAATCGAGTACCGATACCCATTTCCCAACTTCCTGATATTGGATTTGCAAAAATTGTATATTCTAACGGAATTTCTTCTGTTTTTGTTTCTTTTAAAATAAGGGTTGCTTCATCTAATTGTATTGTACTATTAGATATCGATGCCGATATATAGCCTAATTCAAATTTTAGCAATGCATGAGATATATCTTTTACATTACCATAATATAATTTGCTTATTTCTAATATCTCATCCAAACCTGTATTTTGGTTTGGTTGTTGAAGATAGACCGTTGCATCTTTTGATGCTGTTAATAAATAGTATGCCATTATCTTACTCTGCCTTTTATGTCCCCACTAGGAAACTTAATTTCAAAAACTGAAGGGTCTAATGATGGATATACAATTTTATCTTTAGTTGCCGCTTCGATATTATACGAATTTGGTGAATATCTACCACCACACTTATTTGTAACTTTCACAGATGGAACAGATGAAACTCCTTCTACATTTGCTAATAACAATTCAATTTCATTTAAATTAATAGTTTGATTAAACTGCCAATTATCTATACTAAAGAAATCTTTTACTTCGTTTATACATTTTGTTAATATTTCATTTTTATTATAATTTGGATATGTTATAATTTCAAATTCTAAACCAATATTAATTACAAATCCATCATTCATATTTATACCATCTGTTAACATTCGGTATTCGTTAATATATGTTTTAAGATTTTCTTTTACAGCTCTATTTAAATTTGTCAAATTACCATTTACATCATATCCTAATAAATACAAGTTAATAGCAAACGGATTATTTTTTTCATTTTCGTTTGAAGTTTTACCAATTAAAAAGTTAGTAATTTGTTGTTTTATATCTTGCTCAGTTGGTTCTAAATCATCTGGTTTGTTTACAAAATCTAATACCAAATCAGTAAATTCTTGTAAATTGTTTGGTGATGCTAATATGGATGAAGGTGAGTTGTTATCCAATGTTCCATCCGCAACAGCATATGCTTTTGCTATAGCTCCATATTTTGATGGCATTGATAGTACACGGATTTGATAATCTTTTGCAGTTACTGCTCTATTTTGAGCTCCAAAATTTGCTAATGCGTTTTGTCTAATTTCTTCTAAAGTTTCACCTCCTCTACCACCAACCGCAGGTATATCGTTATCAACTGCTAATGAATTTTTTGCAGAATTGTAAAGTGAAAGTTGAGCTCTTGTAAAAGAACTTAAACTTTCTTCAAATTCAACCCCATTAATTCTTGTTAATTCTCCCGCTGCAACATTTGAATTAATACCTCCACCTGTATAATATTTTACAGTTATTGTTGTATTCGATGGAGAAGTACCATACGTTTTTGTTTTTAAAAAATTAGTTGGGTCAAATGATTCATCTAATCTTTTAATAGAATTTGGTAATCCCAATCCTACGTTTTTAAGATTTGGAATTAATTGTTCATCGGATGCTGTTGGGTCTCCTGCACCAAATTCAATTGTAATTGTACTATCTTGATTTACTCTAGTTGTAAATCTTTTTGGTGTTTTTATTGTTTTTAAAATATATGGTACCGTTGATTTAAACTGATAAAGGTCTGAATCGTTAACTTCGGTGTTTGGATAATCGATGAATATCATTTCTTGTCCTAAATACGGTACTTCATACCATTTGTTATTATTAGAATCTCTACAATCGTATATCTCAATCACATTTGTTTCTGGCAAATCAATTGTTCTAAAATTTTCATAAGTCCCAAAGGTTACTTCTTTTTGATTTCTTACGGCTGATATTGCTTGTACATATTTTTTTATTAAATAAAATGTAGGTTCTCCTGTAAGTACATCTCTTTGATATATGGTCGTCTCTCTATCAATTTCATTTGAAAAATCCACCATATCGGTTGTTATAAATTGAACTGTACCCGCTTGATTTGCTACAACCATTCCTTCTCTTACTTTTAAATAAAAAGTATCATCTGGTCTATTACTAACACCAATCCCAATAGATGGTACTAATTGATAAACTGATAATGTTGTTACTGCCGGAGATGTGATTTTTGGTTTATATCCTAAATATTGTGCAAGAGCTATAATACTTTGAATATCTTCCGCGTAAGGCATTAAAGATTCTTTCAATGTATCATCAGTATAATATGCTAAAACATCACCTACATACGATGCCATTTCAATGAAAAGCATACCAGGAGATGATTCGTTAAAATCACCATAGGTCTTTGGAAAATAATTTTTTGTAAAATCAATAAGATTTGCTCTAAATGCTGCAAAGTCTTTATTAAGATATTTTATATCCTTTCCTTTATTTTTAAAATTCTTATTTATTGTTGTTATAGCCATTATGTTTGTACATTAAAAGTTACCGTATCTAATACCTGTGTATCTGATACTCTAAATGAAACTGATACTTCAACCTTATTATTATCTTTAAATTCGTTTGATTGCTGAATATTAATAGTTTCTACATTTACATATGGTAACCATTTAGAAAGTGTATCAACAATAGTATTTTCTAAGTTATCAGCAAACATTTCATCATTCATATTAAATAATAATTCTTGAATACCACTCCCAAATTCAGGCTGCATCAATCTTTCAAATCGTTTTGTAAGTAATAAATTTTTAATATTACTTTTAACCTGGTCAGCAGTTATAAAACTTTGATTAAACGCAGTGTTTCCTATTTGAATAGGTAATGTTATACCTATTGCATAGTCTTCAAACTGCTTTGAATCGATTACTAACTTTTTACCAAGTATTACTGCCATTATTATTTTTTAAATCTTTTTACAAGTTCCGAATAATCTCTATTCAAAGCTTTATCTATTTCAGCTACTCCGGTATTTACACCCAATCCAGTTGGAGAAGGTCCTTTTGTCATATCACCATATCCCATTTTTTCAGCCAATGCAGTTTTACCTACAATTGAACCCATATCACCTTGTCCAAAATTCATTGTTCTAAACCCACCATCACCTTGTGGGATACCACCTCTAGTTTCGTTTAGAATTTGGTTAATCATTGGGTTTTTACTAAATTTTTTTTGTTCTACTTTTTCTTTAACTGATTCTATAATAGTATCATCTTCTAAAATAGCTTTAGCCATTGATAATCCAATTGGCTGTGGTTTAGCAGTTTGTTTTCCTTCTGCTATTAGTTTTTTTACTTCAGCTCTTACAGTTTCCTTAATTAATGCAGGCAATTGCTCTTTAAGCTCCTCTTTAATAAGAATCTGAATAGCTTTTAATAGTTTGTCCGTATCCATACTTTATTATTTGTTATGTTTATAAATATTTGAATTGATTATTTTAATAATTAGCTCCAAAGTGTAGGGTCTTTTTGTAATTCTGTCCAATATTTTGTGAATTTTTTTATTCTATCATCTAATCCATTGTATCCACCATTTATTTTTTTAGTAACTAATTTAATACTTGTTGTAGTGCTATCCTTACAACGGTTTACTAAGCTGTTAGTTTTCCAAAACATACACGCCGTATCTGCAAAATATTGCGTTGCAACACTATCTGGGTTTCCTTCAAAATCGGCCCCAGCAATAGGCCCAAACTTTCTATAATTTGCTCTACCCGTTAATTGAATATACCCTCTACCTCTAAATTTATATCCATCACCTTTTTGCAAATTTCCCAAATCATCCCTACCTTCATATCCTGATTGAGCAGCCGTTGGTCCCCATATTTCTTGTTTGTATCTAAATCCACCTGATTCATGTTCACATTGTGCCAAAAAGTGTGCTCTTTCTATATTAGTAGTACAAATTCTATATTTTTTCATAGCCGCAACCAATTCATTTGGTACTTTAACATTAGATTTATAGTTTGGTTGAGGGGGAATGTCATTTTTTGGTTTATCTTCTTCGGATAATGGTGGGTCTGGTTCGTTCTTCGCTTCTTCTAATAGTTGGTATTCTACTTGCTCTATTTCAATAGTTGGAGGTGGTGGTGCTTCGAATGTTACTTCAAATCCCGCCGCAGTTGCTTCATTTATATCATTTCCTTGAAGTGTCGCGGTATCGGAAGCAAATTGTTGAGCTTCATTAAATACTATTTCTTGTGGAGCAACTCCTAATGCTCCACCACCTGCAGTTGCCGGCTGAACTTGATATCCCGACCAAGGTAATACCCCTGGTGCCGGCGTTCCCAGTGGTGGGTATAATGAAATTGTATTAACTATCCCAGTAACAGTAGATAAATGCGCGGTTGCGTAATTAATAAAATCATCAATTATTAATGTTGTATTATTATTTGGTGGTATTACTGACATTTTATGCTGGTTTGGTTTTAACGGATTCTACGGCAGCTATACCATTATCATTTAATCTCCATAATGCTGCTGAAGATTTTAGACACCCACTGGTATGAATTCTATTCTGTGAAAAATCACTTACCCATTTAAATCCTGTCCAAACTTGAATATGACCATAGTCTTTGGCTTCATAACCATTTACCAAAATATCCCCAATTTGCCATTGTGTTGAATCGGCTACAAACGTATCGAAATCAATACGCACTTTATTATTATAATAGGTCTTACCACCAATGGCTATAGCAAAACTACTTCTACCGCCGCCAGTAGATGGGTCTTTAAATGAAAACCAATCGGCATTACCTGATATTTTACCTAATCCAGTTATACCCGTTAATGCAACTACAACCGCTTGAGTTCCTTGTGGACATAATCCATGAACACCTTTAATATAATTACTTCTTAAATTTTCATATTTAACTCTTTCATTTTTACCCAACTTCGGTGCCCATGCACCAGCAATTTTTAATAACTCATCAAGCGTTTTATAACCACTACTTATTAATTTTTTTTGTTCTTCCTTTTCTTCTTCCGTTTTTGGCTCAGTATTTAGGATTTTTTGTTCGTATAATGCGGTATCAATTGTTTCGGCTACTACGTTATCCATTTCTAGTACAACGGGATACGTGTCAGGATTACCATATTCAACTAATGGCTCGGTTTGTAGTTGTATTTCAATTTGTTCAAGATTAGGTGCAATAATTTCTTGCACCAACGGGTCATTCTTATCCAATGGAACTTGGCTCCAATCTAATTGTTCATAAGGATTTGGTAGTGAAGGAGCAGATACAGCCGGTGCCCATACGCCTGCATTTGTAACTAAATTTGAAGTAACTCCAATGTTACTCGTTGAACCGGGTGCTGGTATTAATGGTATTGGAAATGCACTTAATTGAGCACCTTGCCAATATGCTATAACTCCCTTTCCCATTTCTCCAACCAAATCATATGGAGTATTTGATGACTGTCCTTTTAATAAAGCAGCTTTAAATAATTGCTGCATAATTTCGGTATTACCTTTACTAATTGGAACTCTATTTATAACATCCCCACCTCGCTTCATACACATATCATATTCATCCGCATACAATTTTGCAACGGTATCAATATCTTGAATCGAATCTGGAGCGTTTGCTCTACTTAAAATATTTTGTTTAAAAATTTGCCAAGACATATTAAGAAGTTTGATTTAATCTACTCAATATATTATTTAATTTTGATTTTATAGAACCAAATTGAGAAATGTTAGTAGGGCCTACTGCCGATGGACCAGATGGTGTTAAATAAGTTTGTTGAGTAATAGCATCAATCAATTCCGCTAATATATCAACTAGTTGCTGTCCTTTTACCATAGGCTCTAATGCCTCACTTCCTAAAAATATAGCACCTTTTCCAGTAACCATATTAATATCTTTATCATTTGTAACAATATGAATATCATCTCCCACACTTATATCAATACCTAACTTATTATCAATTGACATTGCACCATCAGAAATGAATCCATAATTCTTTTTTGAATAGAATAACATTTCTGAACTTTTTGCTGAAAGTATTATTCTTCCCGAATTTATTAATATTTGGTCTCCAATTAATTTAGATGGATATTCGCCAAATGAATCGGGTTTAGTTCCAAAGTTTGTTTTACCTTTATCATCAACTACTCCTGGAACAAATGGTAATTGATATTGTCCAGATGTTAATGCTATTATACTACCATCTCTATTAATATCTTCTTCAGTACTTAACTCTGGTGCCTTTTTTCCACTTTCTGCATTTTCTCCGTTTCTTAAAATTATTGTTGGTGAGAATTTATTTCCAACATTATTAAATCCTGAAAATCGTATGGATTGCCCAAATCTAGTTTCAATTAAAGAATCACCTTCATATAATTTTAATCTATGAATGTTTTCTTGTGTATCATAATATTTTCCATAACTACCTTCTGCATTTGCACCTTCCGCATTTGTTTTAGTTATTCCTGTTTCCGATACTTCTTTGTAAGAACCTACGGTTTGTTCTTTATCTTGTTTTGGTACAATTACTTTTTGAAGTGCGTTTTTAAAAGCACTTTTTGTTGGATTTTCATCCAATCCAATTCTTCTATAATAAAAAGAACCCGCCTGTCCTTCATATATTTCAACAAGTTCACCAACAATTGGAATATTTTTGAAATTTTTATCAAATGGGTGTGCGATAGTTCGTGATGCTGGGTCTGTATCCAAAACACCATCATCCGAAGTTTTAAAGTGTATAGAACCAATTGGTTGTGCACCTATTTTTTTAGCTTTGGCATACTCTGCATTTTCATCAAGTAATACCTCAAGTACCCATCCTACTTTTTTAGAAGATGCTTCTGGTCTTGATGATAGATTATTAGAGGATTGTACTCTAGCATTTGATAATCCCATATTACTTTATTTTCTTTTTTAAATCTTCTAATTCAAATTCCAAAGTATCCACTCTTTCCACTTCTTGTTTAGTTTCTTCTAATTCTTGAAGTAATTGATTTTTTTCAAATTCAGATAAAAAACCATCTTGTCCTTCAGTTTTCTTTTCCGATGCTATAATTCTGGTTGCAATTGTTGCCAACTTAACCAATTGGTCATCGTTCTTTACAGAACTATCAATTAGTGAAGATAATATAGGACCTATACTCGCCACATCACCAGCATGTCTAATCATCTTTTTAAGTTCTTCTATTAAAGTAGATATTTTTGCTTTTTTGGATAATTGATTGTTATATATATCCTCAAATAGAGAACTTAGATTCTTTCCTTTAAATAATTCGAATTCTGTTGACATATTAATATATTTACATTTTGTATGTATATAAATATGGTTCTATTAAAATGTTGAAATTAAACTGTGATTACTTCAATTGTAATCTTTGGTTGATATCCTTCAGGTAGTTTCCTATTAATACCTTTGAATTCATCTACCTTACCTTTAAAGTAAGTTATTTGTAATATCTTATCGGTTAGATTCATTACAGTTTGAGATGATGTAGACATTTCTTCCGTATCTCTTTTCATATTCAATTGAGGCTTCTTTGGAAAGTATTCCTTTCTCATAGCTTGTGCTATTTCTTTCCAATCTTCTACTTTATCAACTGATTTTTCAGCTGATATCTTTCTCAATTTTGAACTTAGATATTTTTCACCACTTGTATATCCAGCATCGGTAAACATATGTCCGTGATTTGTACGAACAACAGGTGATTCAGAGTTTTGAAGTTTAACATCCGGCTTATGTTTTGATGTAGTTTCAATACTAACCATATGTTTTGTAGATGATACAAATGTATGACCTTTAAGAGATAATCCACTCTTGCCCTTATATGATAGTGCAGCTCTTACTGCATCTATTAGAGTAGGTTGCTTAATGATGTTTCTCATCTTATCACCATCAGGTCCAGGTTTACCAGCTTTTTTTACAAGCTTAGCTTCAGCTTCATCATGTCCAACTAATAATGCTGAGTTTACAACACCGATTCCGTTTTCATTTAAGCCCTCACTCCAATCAGTTATCAAATCATGTAGATATGCAACTTCCACACCATCAATGATAGTATGTACTATTTCTAAAGATGGATTATAAGCTCTATCTCTATTTTTAGCTAGGATAAACTTATCTTTAATTTCTTTAGATACGATTATGCACTCTGAAAGTTTCATTTAGAATCCTATTGAAATTACATCACCATCTGCTTCAACCCAACGAATTTTTAATGCTAATAATTTTTTAAG